TTCAACCATTCTTAAAAATTCTACTGCTGTGTCTTTTCCTGGTTGCTTTTTGGTTTTCATCATGTAAGAATTGTAGGAGGTTTCCGTGGACAGGTCGACAAAAAATCTCCAGGGCCTTTGTGAAGAAGAAATTGCAATGTCAGTCCACAAAAATAGCCCTGGAGATGATAAGTAATTATGCAATGTCAGTTAATAATCAATCTCGTACTGTAGGTATTTATAAAATTACCTGTATCCCAAATGGAAAAATATATGTTGGTTCGTCTGTAGATGTGCACAGAAGGTGGGGACTACATAGAACTGATCTTAATACCGGAAAGAATAACAACAAGTATCTGTTAAGAGCTTTTGAGAAATACGGAAAAGAATCTTTCATGTGGGAAGTAATTGAAGAATGCTCTCAAAACATCTTATGGGAAAGGGAACAATACTATTTAGATACTCTCCAACCTTTTAATGAAAAGGGATATAATAGCGCTAGAGTAGTAAAAGCTCCAATGACTGGAAAGAAGCATACTCTAGAAGATAGACAAAGAATGTCCATAATTCAAAAAGCTAGAAATTACAAACATACTGATGAATGGAAAAAAGCAAATTCTCTTCGACATAAAGGCAAAAAACGTAGCGAAGAGTGGTGTGCCAATCTTAGATCAAAAATGAAAGGAAGACCCAAGTCAGAAGAACATAAAGCAAAAGTTAAAGAGTTTCAATCCTCTCCTGAAATGGTAAAGATAAAAAGCGAAAGAATGGAAAGAGTTTGGGCAGAAAGGCGATTGGGAAAGGATTGTTATATGTATATGATTGCTTTGTACGCTCTCCGTTGCGGAATTATACTTTCTGAGAAATGGAAAGGAAAAATAGCATCCGAACAAAAAAGATCAAATCAATCAAAAGCTCAACTAAATCCAGAACTCCAAAAGCAAAAATCAGAAGCTCAAATTAAAAGATGGAAAACGTGGCATCAAGGAAGAGACCAGTTTTTCTTTTTGGTTGCCCTACATGCTATTCGTTGTGGGATTAAGCTTTAATAAAAGTAGCAGTACTTCCTTTTCCTTGTTTAATTACTAGTCCTTCGTTTACAACTTCTCTCATTAGGGTCGTAAGATATCCTCCATTAACTTGAGTCTCTTTAACAATGTCTGCAATAGTTTTGTTGGTATCAAGAATGCTTAACACGGCATCTCTTTTGCTTGGGCCCTTGTTACCTTTCTTAGGAGTTTCAATAGGGGACTCTACTTCTACTGCTTCAAAGTCATATCCTCTAGAACTAAAAGAGAATGTAGTAATCACACAAGCTCCGAAACGATTCTTGTGAGCTATCAAGTCACGAAGACCATCATCTTCCTTGTTCTTCTCCAAAGAGAAATGAGCGTCAATTGCATGTACTAGCTCAGTACCACCACGATAGTTTCCATCCTTAGTACAATGCTGAATGATCAACATACATACTTCACGTTCCTTTGCAAGCTTGACTAACTTGCTGATAACATAACTTTCCTTTTCTTTGCTCTTCATTTTCTTTTGCTTTGTTGCAATAGTAGGAAAACTATCTAGAACAATAAAGTCAAATCCATGCTCTATAACAGCTTGTTCGATATCTTCTATGTAGGTAAGATTAGCAACAGGAACACTAAGAGCTTGAACTCTTCGTGCTGCAAGACTGATCTGAATGATAGTCTCTTCTCCAGAAATGTATGCAGTCTTTTTTCCAGAATCTTCTAAAGACTGAAGAAGCTGAAGAGCAAGAGTTGATTTTCCAAGTCCTGCGGTTGCTGCTAACATAATAACACTACCTGGAAGAAATCCTTGTCCTCCAAAAGCATTATCAAGATCTTCAATACCGGTCTTGAATTTCCTAAAATAGATTCCAGGAATCTCAACTTCTGAAGCTCTAGTGAAGTTTTTGCAAGTTGTGTTAGTAATGACATCCATACGTTATAGTATAAAAGGTTGAAGTGGACAGCTCAAGCAAGATCTCCTGTGCCGCTCTTTGGCAGGAAGGAGTTCTCTCTCAATCATCAAAAATCTTAAAAATAATTCGTGGACATTTCAAGAAAAAACTTTAGAGTGAGATAATTACCTGTATGGAATTTGAAAAACTTATTAACAGCATCTTGAATGAAGTATCTCAACCTTTTACTGGTCATGATGATTATACCAAAAGAGCAATGGCCTCTAAACGATATAATCCAGGAAGAGAAGCCGGAGGAAGTATGATGAGTCAATCCGCAAGAGAGGAAGAACAGCAAGCAGGATCAGGTCATGATGAACATCCTCGAACTTCTTCAGACAGGTTTCAATACTTGATTGTACATAATGGAAAAAAGTTTGGTTTTAATAGAACAAGAGGAGACAGAGGAATGTATCCTGCTGAACTTGTGGCTAAAGCAAAAGAACTTGGAATAAAAACTTTAATTGGTAATCCTAATATAATCAAACAACGGTAGCTTAAAAGGTACGGTTTTACTCAAATCCGTCCTTCTAGAGTATTCAAAACAGATTGAGGAAGATGTTAGTTTGCAGCTTCCCTAGAATTCTTTATTGTTCTTGTTAAATAATTCCATGAGTAAATTTGATCTAATATTTGAAAAAACTATGAGGTCTTTGAGAGAACAAGAACAAAGACCAAACCAAGACTTAGAACTTAACATTCGAACTCTTGTGCTTAAACTTCAGGATCCAACCAACAAATATATTGGAAGAGACCGTACAGCAGAAGATATTACAAAAGATATTATAAAAAATGATAACATTCTTGATATTGGAGCTGATGAATTAAGTTATCTTCCAAAGATTCGTTTACATTTTAGTCAATCCACGGATGTAGATGACTTTAATGTAGTTGCTGCAGTACTGGCAACGACCAATAATGCCATTACAGAAAAACAAAAGAAATTTACAGGTGCTGAATCTCCAGAATCAATTTGCGATAATGTAGTTGCTTATTTAGATAAAGTTAAGATGGAATCTACTTCTGGAGCTGCGGCTGTAAAGAGTCTTCCAGGAGAAGAAGGTGGAGCACAACCAGGAAATACAGGAGAGACAGCATTACCAGTTGGTACTCCTCCACAACCTGCAGCTCCTCCTCAACAATAATTAAAATCTAATGGCTGCGGAAAATAAAGGAACTCCTGTTGATTTTCTTGATTTATTCTTATCGAGACCAGCTTCTGCTATCCCAAAAGGAGCTCAATGGGCAGTTGTGTTTAATGATTTAGAAGGTAATATTCTTCCAGCAATAAGTCTTGCATATCAGAGAGAACCAAACGGGTCCAATAGATGGAAAACAGAAGACGCTGCCTCTACTGTTTTAACAAACGACTATCAAGAAAGATATGGTTGTATGTTTTGTCAAGCAGTTGCTCTTCCTGGAGAAGGATTCACTGCTGTGTCAGAAGGAAGTATAAAGTCTAACGCTTTCATCAGATCGTATGTTGGAGCTGGAAGGAATGATTTTCCAATAATGAGGATGACGTTTATCGACACTCATGTTTCATTTACAGATTCTTTTCTTCGGGGATTGGCTTTAGCTACAGCAAATTTTGGAATGATTGCGAGAAGTGGAGGAGAGAATTACAGAACAGAAATGACTCGTTATAAGTTTGGAATCACTCCTTCCGGCCCTGTGATTATTCAGCAGATGACGTTTGAAGGAATATGTTGCATAAGCGTATCAGAAGAAGAATACAATTATGATGTCACATCCTCCTTTGTAAAGAGAGAAGCTCAGTTTGCATATCATAATTACAGTGTTGATACTGTTTCTCAAAATTCTTCAGACTTCTTAGGAAATGGAGGAGGATATCAAGATAGTGGCTCATTTGGATTATTCTAATCATGAAGTTTTTATCGGAACTTTCTAAAGAAACTTTAATTTGTTCTGAATTACAAGTTAGAGATTATAAAAGTATTTTAAAATGTTCATATGGAGATGAAGTAAATCCAAGAATATTTGCTGAAACAATTTGTGATATCTTTATGAAACTCACAAATAAATCTACAGAGTATTTTAAAAAACTCAATGCAATAGATTTATTTTGTTTGCTTTTAGATACTAGAATTAATTCTCAAGGAAACATTTGTAAAGTTTTAGTTACAAAAGATTCAAAACAAATGACTTTAGAGTTGAATCTGGAACATATAAAAACAGATATTAAATCAATATACAACAATCTGTTTACAACAATTGATCAAAACAATATAGAAATTGTTTTTGGATGTCCTTCAGTAGAGAGATTGTTGCAACCAACTCAAAATGAATATCTATCTTTTATAACAGGAACATACATCAAACAAAATGATACAAAAAAGTTTATTGAAATAGCAACAAATGAACAAGCAGAATTACTATTTGATAAAATTTCTCCAAAAACATTTCTAAAAATAATTGATAATTTTAATAAATTTGTTGAAACTGCCACTAAAACAAATCTTCTTTCTCGATACGGAGTTAAAGACCAACAGCTGGTATTTGTTCCTTCCTTAAATTCTTTGATATGGTTTACTAAATTAATGTTCAATGAACCTCTGGAAACATTTTATGATAATTTGTTTTACTTGTCTCTTCACGGACATATGTCTTCTGAATATGTAGAAAATTGTGTAGTGGGAGAATACAACTATTTTGTTAACTGTTTATTAAGAACCCAATCAGCTAAAGATTCTGGAGAAAAGCAAGATGATGGATCTTTTTTTGATGAAGAAGCTGGACTTTCAGATGAGTAGTTCTAAATAACTGTATGAGTAACGACAATAAAGAGTTCTATGATTTGTTGCAATCAATTGTTGATGAACAAACATTTGTGTTAAACCTTTCCCCTAGACTTCCAGAAGAAATTCCTCCTGTTACTTGTCGACAGCTCTCAACTAGTCAATTAAAAAAACTAATTGAAACCGTCGTTGACAGCCCTGTAACTCAAAATTCATTTAATTCTACTGCATCTACTGTCTTTAAAAGCTCTATTGTAAATCCTCCTTCTGTACAATTAAATGTAATTGATCGTTTGCTGTTCATTATAGAAACAAGAATTCATTCTCTATCTTCTTCGATGACTGTAACAGAAGAAGATAAGACAATTATAATTGACTTTGAAGTAGTTCGAAACAAACTTACTCAGTGCTTGAAAGATAATGCTGGTCTATTAGTTCCAAGTTCAGCTACAGAAGGTAAAATTTCTATCAAGTTTGGAGTAACTTTAATAGACACAGAAACAAAGTTAAACGAAGAATTATACAAAAACGTCAATCCAAACGTACAAGATATTGGAGAGCTAAGAAAGCTTATTGGAGAAGCATTTGTACATGAAATTGCAAAAGCCATTCAATCAATAACAATTGAAGATAAGACACTAGATTTATCAACAGTTACCTTTAAATCTCGGATCAAAACAGTGGAATCTCTTCCTGCTTCTCTTATTCAAAACGTGATTGAGTACATTGAAAAATATAAATCTATTATAGAAGAATGTCTAACTGTAGAAGGCCATACTATAACAATTGATGGCTCTTTATTCTCTCTTCGATGAATAAGTATTTGGCGGAATGCCTAAAGCCGCCACACTAAAAGAAGATGTAACGTCTGACTTACTGAGTAAACTCTACTTAAAGTCTAGTAAGGCGTTGGATAGACTCTTGGAGTTGTATACTAACTCTTTTAAGAAAATAGAAGAACGTCTTTCTAAGCCAGACACCTCTCGTTCCTCTCCTGTTAAAGGAATCAATAATATAGTTCCAGGAATAGATAAAGTTGCTAAAGAGGTATTATCTCCTAAAAAAGATAAGAAAACAGATCAGAAAACAGAAGCTCAGCCAAGTGAGCTAGAGAAAAAAAACGATGATCTAGTAGTATTATTAGGAGGATTTACGGAACAAGGATTTAGAGATTTTAGCAAAAAACTGCCTAAAATTTTAGATGGAACATCTCCAGAACCAAAAAGCGAATTAGAAAAAGAACAAAAGCCTCAAGTAGTATTATTAGGAGGATTTACAGATCAGGGATATAAAGATTTCTGTAAAAAAATGCCTGAAATATTAAAAGGTGTTCTAGATACTAAAAAGATAGCAGCTGCTCCGGATCCTAAAAAACCGTCTAGTGGAATGGGAGGGTTTGCTCTGGGAGCTTTAGCTATTCTCGGGGGAGTGCTGACACTATTGTATGGGTTAATGACAGATGGCCCGTTCAAAGGACTTGCAAAATTAGCTGGAAAAGGGTTACTAGAAATTGGTAAAATCCTAACAAGACCTTTATTGAGATTCCTTAAAGGAATTACTAAATTGTTAGTAAAAACTCCTCTTAAACTGATAAAGTCAGCGGGTAAAATTATTGGAGGAGTGTTTGGAAAACTAAAAAGTGTCACTTCGTCCATTCTATCTAAAGTAGGCAAGCTACTTTCTCCTATAACAAAATTTGTTAAAAACATAGGAAGTAAAATATTTGGTTTAATATCAAAACCTTTTAAATCTATTGGAAAGGCTATTGGGAGTCTGTTTGGAAAAGCAGCTGGAGGAGGAGCTGCAAAAGGAGTAATTGGCAAACTTACTGGGTTTCTTCCAAAATTGTTAGGAAAATTTGGAAAGCTTCTTAAAAATATTCCATTCATAGGTTCTCTTATATCTATAGCATTTGCCGTAAGTCGATTCAAGAACGGAGATATAGTTGGAGGAGGTATTGAAATACTTTCTATTTTAAGTGGATTGTTCCTTCCCGGCACTGGAATTTCTCTAGCATTTGATGCATTGAATGCTTTTTTAGATTATAAAACTGGAGGAAGCTCAAAAGAATCCAGTGGCAAGAAATGGGACATGATAAAAGGTTTTGTTAGTAAAGTGGGAAGTTGGTTAAAAGAAAAACTTATAGATCTTCCTGTTATTGGTCCTGCTATTAAAGCTTTTGGACATTTTGCTGACGGAGAATGGTTAAAAGGATTAAAACAATTAGCTTATATTAATCCTGGGTTTGAAATGATAGGAGCTCTGCTAGGAGATGAAGATACAGGAGCAGTAGCAAAATATGCTGCAAAAGAATCCGTAGGACTATCAACAAAACTTGGAGAATGGCTTAGAGAGAAACTTGTAGATGTTCCTATTATTGGTTCGTTGATTAAAGCTGTAGATCATTTTGCTGAAGGACAATGGATAGAAGGACTTAAAGCTCTTCCGGGAGCTGAAGGAATAGCCGCATTTTTTGAAGATTTAAAATCAGGAGCTGGAGCTGTAACTGGATCCGTTAAAAAGTCTGTTGGCAAAATAGGAGATTTCTTTACAAATTTATTTGATAGCATTATAAAGATGTTTATAGACGCTCTACCGGAAAAAATTGGTCCATTTGAAATTAGAAAAAGAGTAGCTGGTTGGCTTGGAGTAGGTCCAACACCTACGGATAGTTCTACAGCTCCCTCTACAGATACAAATACTACTCCTGCTCCAGCTCCCTCTACAGATACAAATACTACTCCTGCTCCAGCTCCCTCTACAGATACAAATACTACTCCAGTTATTCCTCAAAAAAGTGCTTTTGAGAAATTAAAAGGATGGGTTGGATGGGGATCAAATGATGCTCCAAAATCAGAAACAGTAACTCCTCTTAAAGATGCCGCAGTAGATCCAGACGGAGGACTGTTAATTTCTTCTCCGACAGTTGGTTCTTTGTATCAGATAAACAAAAAGGATGGAATAGTTGCTGCTCCAATGGGAGACAACAAACCTTTACAAAAACCAGAGATATCATTTAGTAAAGCAGAATCAATTCTTGAGAGAATAGCTAGCAATACAGGAGCAACTACACAAAATATGTCAAATCTTATTACAGGGTTTAATAATTTGGCAAAAGCTTTAGAAAAGAATTCAGGAGAAAAAGTAAAAATTCCTTCAGTTGTAAATGTTAAAGGGGGAGATTCTCCTATGAAACCAAACTCTTCTGAAATAGCTCAAGCTGGCAACAGTGATATATTAAACTTTAGAATGGGGCTAGTGGAAGCTTCTCGCTTTCAACCAGCATAGTAATTAAATAACATTATGCCTCCTGAATCTCCAACATTTCCTGTTAACTTAGAGAACATAAAAATTGCAGCCAACAAAGGAGTTGATGCAGCAGAAGCCTTAGGCAAAAAATTAGATGATATGTCAGGAGGAGCTCTTAGTAAAATGGGCTCCGGAGACAATACTTTTGCTGGAGGACCGTCAATGGCTGGATATTCAATTGATATAGTGAATGATTATATCTGGACTCTTTCAAATGTTGGAGCTTTTAATGGAGAAATTCCCACTATTCGTATTAGAGAATATAAATGCAACGAGAGTTCTATCAAGAAGCAATACAACTTATACACTAATATAGCAAAAGATACAGCTAAAAATCTTGCTGGACAGGGAAGAGAAGATAAATCTGGGCTGTCTATCTATGCAGATATATTTCCTAAAACTCATCCAACTGGATTTATTTACACCTTTCCTTATTTTAATCAAACAGCATTTGAGCTCAACACTCAGGAATGGCAAGCTTTAGACTCTCTTGGAGATAGTTTGGGTCAAATTGCAGACAATCTTGGAGGCGTAGGAAAAGCAGTAAAATCAGCTGGAGAACTTGCTGTAGCTGCTTCAAACTTTGCTTTGAACTTAAAGTATCCGAGCGTTGGGGTAGTAGATAGACCTCGAATGTTCAATTCGCACGCCAGCAGGCAGATTGTCATATCATTTCCCCTATACAATACAATTAATGAAGGAGATTGGACTCAAAATAGAAATTTTATATATGGTTTAATGAACCAAAATTTATTCTATAAAAGAGATTATATTACAGGAGTTCCTCCGGTATTTTATGATATCAGCATTCCAGGCCAGTACTATTGTTATGCTGCCTGTATTACCAACATAAAAGTAGATAATCTTGGAAACATAAGACAATTAGAAAAAAACATTGTTCCAGATGCATATCAAGTTTCAATAACATTATCAGAAATGGTAATGGCTAGCCAAAATCAATTTGATGCAATTACAAATGGAGAAGCATCAAGTTATGTAACAACATCCACCCGGGATTAATATGAAGCAAAATCAAATATCATCTTTGCCTAAATTAGATACAGAAAACTTTGAGAACATTTTTAGCGTTTATCAAGATGAAAACAACATGTATTATTATAACTTGTTGCAAACAATTGTATTTCCTCAGAACCTTCCTGTTAATTTGTTTAAATTTTATACAATTTCATATGGAGATACTTGGCCTTATATTTCTTATAAAACATTAAACAGTCCAAATTTGTGGTGGGTTATTCTTTTAGCAAATAATATACAAGATCCAACAAACAAAGGAAAGCCCCTCGTTAATGGAACAGTAATTAAAATTCCCAAAATGGCAGTAGTAAAAGAAATTCTGTCTCAAATTACAAAATAATATGGCAGATGAACCAACAATTGATACAGGAAACTTTACAAATCCTGGAGCAACTAATCCAGGCAACGCAGCTCCGTCTGATAATTCTAAAGGAAGCCGTTTTGATTCTGGTCAATATGTTCAGCAAAAATACAATGACATATATCATGACGTAGATTTATATCTAGATAATAGTGGGGATTTTGACAATCCAAGCAGATTTTTTATAAATCCAGCTGCAGTCCTCGGCTTGCATATATGCGATACCGTTAATGATTGGATTACAGACGGCTATTTAACTTTTATGTATATGCCTGAAGGAGCTCCGGTTGATGATGGAAATACAGGTCAATCTAAATCCACTAATACAGCTGGATTTCAGCAAGCAGCAGTACAAAATGGACAAACTCTTAAATCATATACATTCAGAGGAGATGGGCTTGATCTATTAAGAGTAATGATTGTTCCTAACTCAACAGATGAGAAAAATAATGTTGCTCAAGGAATAAAAATAGGAAAAAATGATACAAGATGGATGCTTTCTTATGTGTTTTCTATATATGATGTAGAAGATATTATTGATGTTCCGGAGCTTCAAGGGGTTGCATCAACATACATGAAGTGTTTAAAGTTGAAGTTCCATGATGTTCGGTATCAAATGCTTCTAACATCAAATCTAGAGTACTCTACAGCTATGCCAAAAGGCAATTTGACTCCAAATTTTGATTCATCTGTTGCTCCCAAACAAGGAGTATTGTATACAGGAGATATTTTGAGAGACATTTTTAATGAAGCTCTTGCAAAGCAAGAAACCGGAGGATGCGAAGAATTTAGAATACCAGAAGATTCTCCAAATTGGGACAAAGGAACAGCAGAATTGTTTTATACTTCTCCAGCTCAAAGCTCAGCTGCTGAAGATATAGAATACATATTCTCCCATCATGTTGGATCTACAGAATTGAAAGGAATAGATGAACTTAAGTTAAATGATTTGTGTATGCTTCACACAGATAGAGCTACAACTTTTGGTCAAATTGAACCAATAGTTCTTACACCTCTTGCTGATTTTTTTAAAAAGGCTGGAAGCAAACAAGGAGATCCCGGAGAGTTACAAAAAGAACATTTTTTTGTAACAGCCGCTACAGACGAAGTTGAAAGAGCTGACGCTTTATACAAAGCTCCCATGGGAGGAATTGATGCAGAAGTAGACTTAAAAACAAACAAATACGGACAAATAATATCATATAGCTTTGTTGATATGGCTCCAAACGTCAATAGTAATATGTTTAGTTCAAAACCAGTATACTCTGTCAATATAGGTAAGAGAGAATTTACAGTAGAGTTTAAAGGTAATAGTATTACTAGTGCAAGAAAAGTAATTGCAGAGTCTTATGTTTCAGAATTATATACAAAAACAGAAGATAATATAAATTTGTTCTTACCCACTATACATAAAAATAAAAAAGACATTAATATATTTCCTACTTTTTCTGCAAACGGAACAAATCCTTTGGTAAGACAAAGAAACGGTCTCCATAATTTAATATACACTGGGTTGTTTCAGAATGCTTGTATATGCTTTAAAACATATGGATTAACGTGGAGAGAATCTGGAATCTTTATAGGCATTGATAAAACAGCTGGATCTGCAGATAATGATTATAATAATAAACTATACGGTCAATGGTTTGTTGTGAAAGTAGACCATTTGTTTCAAGCTGGAGCTTATCTAAATGTAATTTATGCTATCAAACTCCATCGGTTCAGTGATTTAAAAGAAACTTTTAATAATGTACTTGTTGAACAACCAGCTTAATTATTTTTATGAAATACAAAACTAGAATTACCCCAGCAGAACATGGTTATATAGGATATGTAATGTTAAATGAAGAAACTATTTTTACCACTAATGTTCACAATGATACTGTAATGGTTTCAAGAGAACTTTCTTCTTTTATAGCCCAAGCAATGGAAGAAAGAGCTCAACCTCCTTCTCAATCTTCTGTTCCAAACATTCCAATTGCTGTTCCAATTATTGATAATAATGTTCCAATTAGTTCAAATCAAAACCCAACTCCCAGGCAAGTATTCATTCCTCCGACTCCCACTCCCCGGAAATGTTGCGGGAGGCAATAATCTAGATGTTTCGGGAGAGATAAAGGAGAGCTGAAAAGCAATTTATTTCTTTATCTATAGACAATGTATCAGTTTCCATAGCTCGAGAAACTATTAAAAGAAGATCTGATTTTAAGTCGTAATTTAAGTCAGAGTTGAACAATTCTTCAAAAAGTAATTTTAGAAGGTGTCTATAGTCTCCCGAAAAGAGCTTCTCTCCTTCAATGATTTCTCTTCGAAGCTTCATCATATCTTCCTTACGAAGAATCTTAGCTAAGATGTTCTTAACAAATCCAGAGCAATCTTCATTCTTAATGTTGAGAGTTCCTGTGATTGAAAATTTTTGAATGTCATTAACAATTCTACGAAGATCTGGAAGATTCTTACGAATGTGTTCAAGAAGAAGAGGCTTCTGCTTAGGATCAACAACAATGTTTTCCTTCTTTAGAATCTCACTAACTCTTTGAACGACCCCCTCAATTGGAGGAATAAGATTAATGATAGTACAACGAGACTGAATTGGAGCAATCACTTTAAACAAGTAGTTACAAGTCATTTGAAAACGACATGTTGAGCTATACTCTTCCATAACATTGCGAAGAGCTTTCATGCTTTCTCCAGAGAGACCGTCAACCTCATCCAGAAGGATTACTTTAAGACGACCATCAAAAGATTTAGTTCGAGCAAAACCTACAATCTTACCACGAATTGTATCAATTCCATTCTCATCTGAGGCATTAATATAGAGAGAGTCGCAATTAAGAACATCATTGATAATAATCTTTGCAAGAGAGCTCTTACCAACTCCAGCAGTTCCAGCAAAAAGCAAGTGGGGGATGTCTTGCTTTTTGCTGAGATTTTCAAAAAACTCTCGGTCGTCTTTAGAAAGAACAATTTCATCAAGAGTCTTTGGACGATAGCGTTCTATCCATAATCCAGTTACACTAGACATTGTATTTTTTATCGTGCTCTGACTGTAGTCCATATGAACCATTATACTTGCTTAAGCTCTCAGAGTCAAAGCTTAAATACTGACCAATACGAGTTCCCTTTTTGATACGAGCAGGCCCAGTTCCCACATGCAAACAACCTGCCATCAAACCGTGATAGTTAGTATCATACAATCCACTAGTGAGAAATAATCCATTCCTATTAAGTGTGCTTCTTGTTATGACCCATCCTGCTTCTCCTTCTCCAACGTTGATTACATTTTCAAAAATTACTTCATAATCTCCTATGTCTAAGTTAAAGAAACCGTCTTCATCTGGTTCAATTACAATTGTTTTTCTGTGCTTTTTTGTTTCATTTGTAATTTCAAATACATCTGAAAAAATACGAAATACTTTATCTAATCGAAGGTCTACTGCGTTTGGTTGACTGTCTCCTTCTTGGACGTTAGTTAGAGTACTTTTTGAATTAGGACCTAGAATGTGTTTCATATCTCTCAATTCTCCTTTAGTGGTTTTCGTTAATTAGCTGACGACCTGTATATGGTTGGCTCGAATGTTGAGACTGCTCTCGAATTGGTTCTTGGCCAGCCTTTACTGCATTTTGTTGAAGCCAGTGAATTAAAGCTGGTTGCTTATCTGCCGGTACAATAAAAGTTCCTGATGATGTGTGAATAGTAATTGACATACCAAACAACTATACAGCTGTTAACAAATTTATCAACTCAGTTAAGTAAATTTATTGTGAGCACTTCTGATGATGATATTTCAAATCTACTAGATGAGATTGGCAATTTTTCTATGCCCTCTCCTAATACCCAAAAAGCCGTACAAGACACAACTCCTTTTAAAGAAGAAGACCTCCAGCAATACTTTTTAAATAAAACCAAAGCTCTTGTTGAAGCTGGCTTGGGAGCTGTACAAGATTTAACTCCCAGTATAGTTGCTGGTTCTGATTCACGGGAGATTGAAGCTCTTTCAAAGCTGATGACCTCTACAGCTCAATCTTTAGAAGCTTTGCAAAAACTTGCTCTTATTAATAAAAAAGCTAACAGGGATGAAGGTCTTGAGAGAATTCGTATACAAGGAAGAAAAGAAATAGCTCAGCTCACTCAAGGTCCAAATCATATCACAAATAACAATATTTTAGTTGCTTCTCGAGAAGACATTATGAAAAAATTATTTGGTTCTGATACACAAGAAGTTTTAAACTTACCTAATAAATAGCCCTTATGGCAGAGCTAATTCAAATAATTTCTAATACAGAATGTTTAGGAGTATCCCGAGAGAAGATTAACAATAATTTTTATGAATTAGCTAAGTTTGTTGCCCCTCATTCAACTGCTGCTGACTTACTTACTTCTACAGCGTCTGTAAATACAACCAACAAAGCATTTGGGAAGCTAATATTTGATACAGATCACAATAGGCTAATGGTTGCTTATAATTCTGATCCAGCGTCCCCGTGGCATGTTATAAATAATCCAGCTCGCTTTCCTCATGATATTTACTTTGCAAAAGTAGCTAATTTATCTGCTGGAGACATAATATATACTACTACAGAAGGCACTACTCCTGCCCCAAATGTATATTTTAGAGAAAGAGATTTTTGTATTGCAACAGATGGAAACGGAGCAGTCACAAACACATATAATGGAAACATTACAGTATCTGCTCAGAATCTTAATTCTTTATATTTTAGTAATTTAAATATAACTGGTAATTTTAATTGCTCTGATAATTTGTTGAGAACCTTGCAAGGAGCTCCGTCGAGCGTTTCTGGTAACTTTAATTGTACAAATAACTTTTTATCCAGTATGGAATATGCTCCTCATGTTATAGGAGGTCATGTTTTTTGTGGTGGAAATCTTTTTACTTCTCCTCATCTCGCGGCTGATGTTAAAGGAACAATTTGGGATTACAATATAGATATTAATGCTAGAGTTCTTCCAGATAATCCTTATTATCAAGGTGGTTATTTTTCTAAAACTCCTATAATAAATCTGGGATCCACTTTGTATGTTTCTCCTACTGGATCGATAACAGCAAACAACATCTATTACAGACAAGGAAATATTTGTATTGCTACGAGCGAGAAAGGAGTTATCACAAACAATTTTGTAGGAGATATAAGCCTTTCCGGAAGCTCTCTCAGCTCTTTATATTTTAGCAATATAACAGTAACAGGAAATTTCAATTGTGGAGGTAATAATTTAACTAGTTTACGAGGATCTCCAATTAATGTAGCTGGAAATTTTATTTGCAGATCTAATCCTTTAAGTAGTACGGAAGGAGCTCCTTCTGTAGTTGGAGGAGACTTTGATTGTAGGTATTCTAATTTAAGTTCCTTACAATATTCTCCTCATACTATTGGAGGATTGATACTGATCGGAAATGATAATCAAATTTCCTTTCCTCACACAGCTGTTGATAACGGAAATATATATTGGACATATGTTGTAAGCAATCCAAATACAGGACAAACAGTCAGAACTCGAGCAATAAATCCATATCCAGTTAATTCATATTTTTCAAAAATTCCGACAATAAAAACAGGAGTTACTTTATATTCTTCTCCAACTACGACTGCTGTTGCTTCTGGTGTTTATTTTAAACAAGGAGACACTTGTATCGCAACGGATGGAAACGGAGTTGTTACAAATAATTTTACAGGAAATATTGATGTGTCAAATCAAAGTTTGTCGTCTTTGTATTTTAGTAATTTAACAGTTAATGGAAATTTTAATTGTAGCCATAATCAACTAACAAGCGTTAACGGATTTCCAGCATATGTGTCTGGGAGTATTGACTGTAGTCATAACAACATTGTTCATTTAGCTATTCCTTATAATAGTTATCAGACATTTTTGTTTCATGGAGGAATTCAAGGTAATTTTAATTGTAGTTATAATCAATTAACTAGCTTTTCTCTTAGTCAGTTCAAACCAGTAACCAACATAGGACGTGTAGTAAATGGAATTTATATTCAAGAAGCTGGAACAGAAGGAGGTTTGTGGTCTCTTGATAACATGTACATAAATGGGAATTTTGATTGTAGCTACAATCAATTAATAACTCTGAGCGGAGGAGGAAGTTTTCAAGGAAAATGTCCGTCGACTGCTGGAACATATAATTGTTCTCACAATAATCTTCCTAATATGAGATTTGTTTCTGATACAATATTTGGAAATGTTTATTGTGCAGGTAATCTATTTGATCTTCCTCATGTTGCTTTGAATGCTGCTGGCCAAGATATAAGATACAACAGTGACGGATCTCATCAAATAGTGTATAATCACAAATATGCTCATGGAAATTATTTTTCTGATGATGAAATATTAAGAATTGGTTCTACTTTGTTTGTAAATCCTGATGTAGGAAATTACGACACAGCAAACGTGGTAGCTGCAAATGTGTACTTTAAACAAGGAAACATATGTATTGCTACAGATAACAATGGTCAGGTTACAGATGTGTATACAGGAAATATAACTGTCTCTGATCAAAACTTAACATCTTTATATTTTAGCAACATTAAACAGGTTATTGGAACATTTAATTGCTCAGACAATTTACTTTCTAGTCTGAATGGTTCTCCTCAATCTATTAATGGTAATTTTGTTTGTAGTAACAATCAATTAACCGGTTTACAGAGCGGGCCAACACGTGTAACTGGCCAATATAAATGTAACAACAACAGTTTATCTTCTCTATCTTATTGTCCTTCAAACGTAACTTATTTAGATTGTAGTAACAATTATATAACTACTTTGCAATACTCTCCTTCTAGTGTTTCAAGTGATTATATTTGTAGTTACAATTCTTTGGTAGGACTGAGTGGAGGTCCTTTAAAAGTAGGAGGTTTGTTTGATTGTAGTTATAATTCAATACACACTTTGCAATACTCTCCGTCAAGTGTTGGCGGCAATTTTAATTGTTCATATAATCAATTAGTAGATCTGCAATATGCTCCTGCGTATGTTGGAGGAACAACATTTAATTGCTCAAATAATAACATACCTCTTCCAATAATTTCTCTGGATATAGATAGTAATAAATGGTCTTATGGTGGCAGCGCAAGAAGCATTCCTTTGAATAGATATAGTCAAAATATTTATTTTTCTCGAGTTCCTACTTTGAGCGCAGGAATTATTCTATACATCTCTCCAACTACAACTGATGTAGCATCTGCTATATATTTTAGACAAGGAGACATTTGTATTGCAACAGACAATCAAGGAGCAGTAGCAAATACTTGGACTGGAAACTTAACAGTATCTGGCCAAAATTTAACGTCTTTATATTTTAGTAATTTAACAGTAACAGGAAATTTTGATTGTTCTGATAATTTATTAACTGGATTGAGAGGTTCTCCTTTGAGCACAGGTGGAGATTTCAATTGTAGTAATAACAAATTAATTAGCTTGCAAGGAGCTCCATCTAAAGTAAACGGTAGTTTTTATTGTTATAATAATCAGTTAGATGTTCTTGAATATTCTCCCTCTGTTGTTCCTGGAAGCTTTGTATGTCACGATAATTACCTTACTACATTGTTTTATGCTCCTTCGAGTGTTGGAGGAACATTTGATTGTTCTAAAAACAAATTAACTACGTTAAGTTATGCTCCTAAAATAGTTACAAATGTTAATTGCAGCAACAACAGAATAACAACATTGGTTGGATCTCCTTCTGAAGTTACAGGATATTTTAATTGTTCAAACAACGGCATATCTACTTTACAACATGCTCCTTCTAGCATAGGAGGATATTTTGATTGTTCTTACAATAGTATATCTACTTTGAATTATTCTCCTTCCAGCATAGGAGGGTATTTTAATTGCCTCAACAACAAACTTTACACCCTCAGTGCTGCTCCAGCTTATGTTGGAGAAGGATTTACTTGTTTTTATAATCAACTTTATTTTCCAGTTATAGCTAATGATGTTGATGGGAAATCTTGGTTATATAATGGAACGACTCGTTTGGCTGCTACTCATCCTTACGCTCAGGGAATATATTTTTCTGACGATTCTGTTCTGTCTTTGGGTTCTATATTATATATCAATAGCCAGACTAAAGACGTTGCCGCAAACGTATTTTATCAACAAGGAGATATATGTATTGCTACAGACCGCAATGGAGCAGTTACAGATACTATTGTGGGAAATATATCACTAGCAATTCAGGGGTTGAGCTCTTTGTATTTTAGTAATATCGTTACAGTAAGTGGAAACTTTGATTGTTCTAATGTCTTTTTATCAAGTTTATCCGGATCTCCTCAGCAAGTAACTGGCAATTTTAATTGCTCTAACAATTTATTATCTAGCTTGCGAGGAGCACCTCAGCAAGTAAACGGAATTTTTAATTGCAGCTACAATCAGTTAACTGCTCTTCAATATGCTCCCCCAAGTTCAAGTATTATTTGTAACAACAATAGATTAACTAGTTTATCTGGAGCTCCAATTAATCTTAATGACAGTTTATTGTGTAATTCAAACTTGTTAACTACGTTACAATATGCTCCTTCTAGTGTAGGAAAAGATTTTAATTGTTCTAATAATCAATTAACCACTCTACAATATGCTCCTTCAAGCGTTGGAGGAGATTTTAACTGCAGTTCTAACTTATTGGTGTCCATGTTAGGTAGTACATTGTCTACTGTCGGAGGAACGTTTAATTGTAATAGCAATCAATTATCTTCCTTAGAATATGCTCCTGCTAAAGTGGGTAAAAATTTCTATTGTTATTACAATCAACTTGCTTCTCCAATTTTAGGAAAAGATATTAATGGTCTTTCTTGGGAATATGTTAGCGAAGTTCGTTATAGAGTTAAACGCTCATATATACAAAACTCTGTCTATTATTCCAACTATCCCCTTCCTCAACTTGGAGACAAAATATTTACAACTTCTTATGGAGAAGACGGAGCTCCAAATTTATTTTTTCAAAAAGATGGTTTGTGTATTATCACAGATAGCAATGGTATTGTTATAGATACATATACTGGAGATCTAAATATATCTGGAAAAGGATTAACTTCTTTGTATTTTAGTAATATAAAAGTTACAGGCAGCTTTAATTGTGCTTCAAATCAACTTTCTAGTTTAGAGAACTCTCCATATAATGTTGGGTCTTCTTTTTATTGCTCAAATAATCAACTAACTACACTATATGGAGCTCCGACTGAAATAAATGGAGATTTTATTTGCAACGATAACCAGCTAACTACGTTGCACTATGCTCCTAGCGCTGTATCTGGTACTTTTAACTGTTCTAATAATTTATTAACTAATTTGCAATGGGCTCCAAGTGCTACTAATTTTAATTGTAGCTACAACAATATAATAAATTTACAAGGAGCTCCTGTTAATATATATGGGTATTTTAATTGTTCATATAATAGTAATTTACAAACATTGATGCATGCTCCAACAGCTGTTATAGGCAATTTTGATTGTTCTTACGGCAGTTTAAGCAGTATACAATTTGCTCCTTTGCAAGTCGGAGGTGTTTTTGATTGTTCTTACAACCGGTTAAGCAGTATACAATTTGCTCCTCCTAAAGTGGAGAGCTTTAATTGTTCTTTTAATACAATAACTAATTTATCTGGAGCTCCGTTGTGGGTAAATACCTATTTTGATTGTTCTTATAATCAACTAACTAGCATAAAAGGTCCCCTTTTAGTATACAAAAAATTTGATTGTTCTGGTAACGCCCAGCTAAATAATTTAGACTTGAATGATGCTCCGCTTGGAGATCCTATATCTCAATTTGTTACTGATGGAGATACTGGATTAACTTTACCAGCAGCTGCTGTTATTGATGCTCATGGTAATTACTGGAATTATAGTAATGGAAGCAGAACTATAGCATATACTACCCAACAACAACAATGGTTTGCTAACTCTGTAACAACTTATTCAGAAACCCCTTTAATATATAAAGGAGTAACTTTGGCGGAGGATTTTGTTTCTCAGTGGAAAATTGAACAATTAGGAAATTATGGAATTGGGATCCCACAATACGTTTATGGTCCAACAACTAATCATATACCAGATATGTATCATGGTTGGGGAAACGATAGTATGTATTATCGATATTACAAGATAAAGTGTGTTAACTTTGATGGAAATGGATACATAAGCATTCCTCTTTCAAGATCAGTTTCGTTCGGAAAAGGAGATTTTACTTTTGAATTTTTCTATACAAGCAACATTGATTATTCTTTTTGGAATATGTTTGCCTTTGATAGTTACGAAGGAAACAATATTATTTCTTCAGCTGGCCTTGGAACACTCGTTCCTCATATGATAAACTACTATTCTTCTCTTGCTGGGCCAAATGCAGTCACGAACGCTGCCCCTAAAGATCTGCAAGAAGTTCCTTATAGGGGGGCCAACTCTGCTTACATTTGGCATCATTTAGCATTACGAAGAAGAGGAAGCCAATTAGAGTATTTCCTAGACGGCAAAAGAGTAACTTCCGTTACTGATTCCTCAGATATGTTTTCAAATGGAGCTTTGTTAACTATAGGGGCCCGTCCTCGAGTAAATAATAATAAATTTATTGGTCGAATGGCAGGAATACGTTTTTCTAATGTAGCACGAGGAATAGAAGATAATATGCTTCAATCTTCTCCTCCATTCCATGAATACAGAGTGCCAATAAATGCTTATAAGATGGACATCAACACTACTTTATTACTCAATTTTAACACAGACAGATATCCTGCTCTTTTAACTTATAATTATGATGACAACGTCATTCCTTATATTATTCCCTAATAATCTAAAGTCAGGCAACGTTGATATTAAATAGAATTATGGTAAACATTCAATTAATTGACGGAACAGAATATGTTGGAGACTCTCTTTCTAAGATTAACAATAATTTTTTGGAATTATATAAATTTGTTGCTCCTTCGTTCACTGCAGACGAGATTGCTAATAGATCTAGTGAAGCAAACACTATTGATAAAGAACAAGGTAGAATAGTGTATGACTCGACAAATTTTCGTTTAATGGTAGCTACAGGAGCTGCAGATAACGATACATGGTATGTAGCAGATGGTACTAATCCTGTTACTCCGCAATAAGTATCTTTATGTCTGTCTGCAATTTTACACAACAAGTAACTCCCAATACCTGTTTGGGAGATTCTTTAGCTACGTTTAATGCTAACTTTCAGTCCCTTGACGAAGGTCTTTGTGAAATCCCTGAAGTAATTGGAGGATTGGGAACAACAGTAAGTTCAGAAATAACAGAGCAATCTCGTTTTAATTCTCATATTTCTACAACCAATTCTTTTGTTTATAATACAAAATTTGAGTATACAGCTTCAGCTCCCTCCGAGTCAATCTTTTTGAGAGACGGAACAAATATTCCTGTTACTACATTTCCGTATGCAACTAATGGCAATAATTCAGTTGCAACGTTTTCAACGGTTTCCCTTACTGATGCTCTTCCTACTGTTAGTTTATTTTGGACTGCTTCTGGGACAGACACGACTACTATATACAGCACAAATCTAAATTTGTCTTCTCAGTTTAATGATTCTGTTGATTTGTTATATTTTTCTTCTTCTGATAACTTACTTTATGTTGGAGGCAAATTTACAACAGTTGGAGGAGTAACTCGCAACAAATTATGCACGTTTGATTTATCTGGAGGAGATGTAGGAGATAACATTTCTTTAGGCAATTTTGGATCTGTAGTAAGCAGCCCTCTGTCTACATCTTCTGGAGGAGACTTACAATCATTTGGGTCTGTACAAACAATTGCTGAATTTAAAACATTACTAATAGTTGGAGGTTCTTTCCAAAGTCTTTCAAAAGGTAGAGGCTTAACAATTTTAGATAAACAGTCAAAGAAAGTTTATCCATTCTATGTAAACGGAGATGTAAGAAAAGTAATCGTAGTTGGATCAGATTTGTATGTTGGAGGAGACTTTGATTATATTAGTTATGGAGCTCAAAGTCCTTCTCCTTCTTCTGGACTTAGAGTCTATACAAAAGGTCTAATAAAAATTTCTTTACTACAATTGTATGTAGCTCCAAACAATGCAATTGACAAAGAATTTGCATCTACAACTACAAGTCTGTTTGACGGAAGAGCAATTATTAATACTATCTCTTTCAAAAGTTTAGCGTTATATATTGGGGGATTGTTTAGTATTAAGAATAATTCTTTTATAACTACTAGGAACGTTGCTATCTTAAATGTTGACGGAACACAAAACAGAGGTTGGGAGTGTCTTATAGGAGGAGAAGTTCTCACTTCTTCTGTTGATGGGAACTATCTTTATATTGGAGGATCTTTCAATTCAGTGCATTCTTCTTCGCAATTTTATTCGAGACCAAGAACAAACGATGAGTCAACGAGAGCTTATAATGCAGCGTGCTTTAACATCTCAAACATATATTCTCCAACGTTTGAATCTAATTGGAAACCTGCTTTTAACGGAGCAGTTACAAGCTTTGCTTTTCATGATGGAGCATATGATAGTTATGTGTATTGCTATGGAAAATTCACAAAAGTTAATGCAACAAATGTTAACTATTTAGCAGCAATACAAAAAAGTTATAAAAACCTTAGATATGGCACAGATGCTTCTTTATGGAAGATTAACTTGCAACATAGCCCATCTCTAATCAATCAAGGACTAATTCGTTATAATAATTCTCTTATTGTTGGAGGAACATTTAAAAAGATTGGTAATACAGACGTGTTACGGTTAGCAAGAGTCAATGGAGTAGGAGAATCTGTTTCTTCTGATTCTTTATATTCTGTTGTATGGGAATTTGGATCTCAATGCTGCTCTCCAGGAATGAGTTTAAACATGGACTTAACTACATTTGATACAGTTAGTTCCTATCCAGGAGTTTATGGAACAGTAAATCAAACTACTTTTCCTGTTAATTCTGAAATATTCAAGAATTATTCTAAAGGAGACTTATTGAGGTTCTTTGTAAGAAGACCATTAAATTCTGGTACTTTTCAAAAATCAGCTCATGTTCTTGGTTGGAAAGTTGATTTCAACTTATAAATAAACATATGGCAACATTACCTGGTATACCAATTTCAGAAAACCAATGCATCGGAGACTCTCTTGGAGCAATTAACAACGCCTTTATAAGTTTATCTGGAAGCGTTGAGTCAATCTCTTCTGCTCTTCCGGGATATGCTATCAAAAACGATCCTACCATTACTACTAGTATATCTTCTACGGTTGATCGAAAATTTATACCTGCTCCTAACACTTCTACTCTTCAACAAAATGCTAATCTCGTGTGGTTTTATAATCAGACCACTCAAAGCGGATCTTGGGGCGTTCAAATACAAGGGGATTTGGGGCCTACGTACGTAGCTCCCTCTCAAATTACTACTGTTGGAGCTCTTCGTGGTCAAATTCTAACATTTGATGGTACTAGTTGTTCATTCAGAGATTCTCTAAATGTACAGTCAGCAGAAAGAAACGTTTCTTTTACTTTAGCTCTTACTGATACAAATTCTTTCATTCCAATTAACTTTACGAGTTCTAATCAAACTTTAACTATTCCCTCAGACTCCTCTGTTAACTTTCCAATTGGAACACAGATTATAATCCAACAAACAGGAGTTAGTCCAAATGGAGTCGTGAGTATTAGAGGAGCAACTGGCGTTACGGTTCAATCTCTAAACAATCAGCTGTCAACTTCAGGACAATATGCCACAGTAACCTTACTTAAAAGAGCGGCAAACACTTGGACTTTAGCAGGAAATACTGCATAGTCTTGTATACATAGAATGATATAAATTGTTCACATAAGTAACTAAGTCATGATTATAGGACTGATAGATTACATTGTTAAAACTTTTAAAAGGTGGAAGCCAGTTCCTAATAATTTTTGGACATTAGTTGAATCAAATGACAGCAATATTCTCACAACAGTTGACCTTAAAGGAGTAATATATAGCTCTCGTTTAGGAAAGTATATTGCATATGGTAATGGAAATTATTTAGCTAGTTCTACAAACGGAACTACGTGGACTCAAATATCTCCAAGTTTTAGTGCAGATGCAGAAATTGTAGGAATTAGCGACGGAAATGCCTCTATAGCTATAGCTGTCAATCACAGCAACAGAAATGCCGAAATTCGTGTAGCAACAAATTTGACGTCATTTGACTCTCCGTTAACACAAGAAATAATTATAGGTCAGCAACTTAAAGGGATCTGTAGTGGAAACGGTATTCATGTAGCAATAGGAAACAACTCCACATTTTATGCTATACGAGAAAGAGATTTAACCAAATCTTTTCCAACATTAATCCCTCCCGTTCCCGGAGAATTGCTAACAATTGCTTATGATCAAGTAGCAAAAGTATTCTTTGGGGTTGGTATAGATACTTCTAGTAAATTATACCCTTATGCTTCCTCTTTTTTAACCATTCCAAACAAATTCCCAACAGGTTTTACTAGGGATTATAATATTGATGGATTTGGAACAGGAGATCTTACTTTACCTGGAGCTCTTACTGTAGGTCCTCGGTGGGGATCTCCCAATTGGATAGGTAGATCTCGATGGTATGGAATGAACCGTTCAAATAATTCCATTTTAGCAAATCCTACTAATTTCTGGCATCTATATTATTCTAATACATTTCCGGAAATAAAAACAATGTGTTATAATTATACTTGGAATCAGCTTTTAGTTGCTGGACCTAAAGGTAAAGTATTTCTCACTAACGGAGATTATTTATCTCGAAAACAAAATGAATTCTGTTCAGCTGATAGTGTTACTGCTAATAATGGAAAATTTTCATTAGAAACAAATATGTGTCCTTGTGGACCGGATCGAGATATAAACGGTTCATGTGTAGGTCCCGATAAATTTTTAGTCGTAGGAACAAATGGATTCGTTGCTCACAGAACATTTGGGTTTGGAGAAGTTAATCCTCCTACTCCAACTCCAACTCCTATTCCAACTCCTATTCCGAGTCCATGGTACAACGTGTATGATGATATTTCATTTCAGATTCGAAGCGTTGCTTGTAATAATGATGATATTTCTCGTGGAGCTGTAGCTGTTGGAGATAAAGGAAACATGATGACTACAGTTAGTGGAGTCAGCGCTAATGAGACTATAATTGATGGAGACTGGACAATCTTTAATGCATATCAAACCATTCTTAGCAACACAACAGATCCAAATAGATTGAATAGTGTTGTTGGAGATAGTCAGGAATTTGTTGCTGTTGGAAATAGTGGAAGAATTTTAACTTATAAAAACAACGAAGTTTCCACTCATTATTCCCCTGCAGGGTTCACTCCTCTTCGTTCTATTTGTAAAGGATCAGATATATATGTAGCATGTGGAGATAATAATACAATGATTAGTTCTCCTTTGTCAGACGGTCTGACGTGGACTAAAACTGCAAAAAATCCAATAGTCACTGCAAACATGCAGATTAATGACTATATTTCTTTTGCAATTGCTTTTGAAAAAAAATCAGGATTATATATAT